GGGTTTTTGCCATTTTGGCAATAATGACCATATATCCAAGTAGTTGAAAAGACTAGAAACGCAACAAAAGTGCAACCAAAAGACAAAAAAGATCCAGATAGTGTTGCAGATGATTCTGATTTGTCGGATCTGATAAAACCGTACACTTCGATCGCTGGCCGCAAGGCCGGCAAGCCACGATCAGCGCTGCCGATGGATTTGATCACGAGGCTTGGGCCGCCACCGATGGATGCGACTAAGCGATCAGGTTGGTACGCCATGAAGCTGGCTATGCTTGATTATGGCATCAGCCTCGGCCATCCGTGGCAAGCGCTGGCGCACACAACACGGCAGAACGCGATGGCTGATCTGCGGCTGAGTGGCGAACTGATGGCGGGCATGGTGAAAAAAATGCTTGATCGTAAACATGTGGACGCTGAACTGATCGCAGGCGATCCAGCGTTGCAAAAACAAACTGAGGCAAAAGACGATGGCGCAAAAAGACCGCAGCCTTTACGAATCAATCCTAAATGAAAGTTATGAAGCAGAAGATTCACTCTGCGAAATGCTGATCAGTCTGCGGATTGCAGACTTTCAAATTGATCTTCAAGGTGAAGCGCAACTGGTGCCTGATACCGATGAAGTGCTGATTGAAGTCGGTGGAACATGGGATCATGATCGCATGCAGTGGAGCAATCAGGATCCTGAAAAATACCAAGTGATCAGAGTTCCACGCGGCAGCGATCAGGAAGCGCCAGCACGCGAACTTGCAAAATGGCTTGGCCTATATGCGCAGGGCAAAAATGGCCCGCACTGGAAGCGTGCAATGGCCAGGCGCTACTATCAAATGCTTTTGCTTGGCGGCAGGCGCGCAGGTAAATCGCATATTGCCGTGGTTGCGCTGGCGATGTTTTGCTTTCTCAAGCCTGGATCGTTGTGTTGGGCGGTATCGCCAACCGTTGATGAAACCGACGAACTGATCAGCGCACTGAAAACAATTGTGCCGCGCAGCTGCGCCAAGCTGAAGCCAGTTGGAACTACGAAAGCATTTTCGTTGCACTTTGCGAATGGCTCACGCTTGCTGATGTTGTCTGGTCACAAGCCAGATGGATTGAAGCGAGGCAAAACAGATCTAGTGCTTTACAATGAAGCGCAGAAAATGAGCCAGAAAGGCTTGATGCAACTCCGTGGCGCAATCGGTGACAGTGGTGGCCTGATCATCATTACCGCAAATCCACCGGATAAAGAAATTGGGTTGTATGTGGAAAAACTCTGGGATGATGCGCAGGCAGGCAAGATCGCCTGCATTGCGTTCAAGATTACCGCCGAAAATAATCCATTCATCGTGATTGAGTCGCTGCATGAAATGAAATCCGAAATGTCGGATCTGGAATATCGCAGAGAAATCGGTGGAGAACTTGGCCCAATTGGTGATGCAACCTTCCACGAATTCCGCAGCGCAAACGTCCGCAGCGTGCCGGCTGGCTTCATTGATATCACGGCAAGCTTTACGGCAACGCGCTTGCCGCGCAAGTGCGCCTATGTGGCTGGCATGGATTTTCAAAAGGATCCGCATATGGTCGCAGTTATCGTGAAGTTTTTCAGAGATCCAAACGATGCGGACAAGCTTGATTACATGTGGATCGTGGATGAATTCCTAGTTGATGATTCCGACGAAGAACAACTGGTGGCGGCAATTGAAAACTGTGAAGCATGGAAGGCTGATCGATCTGAATCGAGCGAGCTAGGCAAGGATTTTTACACCGGCGACACAACCGATCCAAATCATGTTGGCGTTGTGGCTGATGCATCTGGCTGGTTTCAGGATGGCGCGCACCAAAAGGGCAGGCGATCAGACAAGCGGTTAATTGCAGCTGGCTGGCGCAATCTCTCAAAACCGCAGCGCGACAGTGATCGCAATCCTGAGATCAGCGAGCGCGTGAAGATAACCAACGCGCTGCTTTGTAATGGATTGCAGCAGCGCAGGTTGTTCGTTGAGCCTCATTGCGTGCATACGATCAAAGGCTTGCGAACATGTCCGCGCAAGAATGGAACCATGGATCGTGGATCCAGGTATTCGCACGTATGCGATGGCGTTTCATATGTGGCCTATCGCTTCTTTGGTAAACCGCGCAAAAAATCGGAAATTTCCAGCGAGTACATATCAGTTAAGATTGAAAGGAAGCGTTTCATCTAGCTGGCTTCAGCTGCCGATGGCTTGATCGGTGGCGCTGATTCTGGCCGAACTGGCCGAACTAGCGCAGCCTTCGCTGGTGCCATCACGCAACTATCAACTTTCTGGCCAGGATGCGATCCGCATTGCGCGTTCGCTGGTGCTGCCAAAAGATTTTCCTGATGAAGCTCCAAGGGGGCAACAGGCCAGAGAGTTGGCGCAATACAGCGCCGATCATCCTGGATGGAACCTATCGCCAGGCAGCTTGCTAGCTGCCTATGCGGAAGCTGAATCAGGTTTTCCGCGTACCCAATGCCGTATGTTTGACGACATCGTGGAAGCTGATTGCACGCTGAATTCCTTGCTGTTGCAGCGACGGCAGGCAGTGGCAGGCAAGCCATGGTTGATCCAGGCATGCAATAGCAGTTCAGCCAGCCAGCGTGCTGCTGAAGTTTTGACCGCGACAATTAACAAGGAAGCGGCAAGCATTGCGTTTGAACATCTGCTGAACTTCAACAAGTATGGTTTTGCCGCTGTTGAAATCCAGTGGAACGCCAAGCGCATCAACGGCAAGCTTTGGATCGTGCCTGAAATGTTTTTGCAGGTGCAATCCGAACGCTTCATGATTGGCGATCCGAGTGCTGCCAATAGATCGGACGTGCTGCGCCTGATCACCGATGATGCCATGATGCGTGGTGAGGATTTGATTCCTGGTAAGTGGATCATTATCGATCGCGCTGGCCCGCGTTTGGCGCAAGGCGCACTGATGCGCAGCGCAGCTTGGCCTGCCATGGGCAAACGCTTTGCATTTCGCGACTGGCTGATCTTCAGCGAAAAGTTTGGGATACCGCTGATCAATGCGGTTTACGATCCAGAAACCGATGATGAAAACATCAAAAAAACTGCGACGGAAATCGTGCGCAACATGGGCGGTGATGGCGGTGCGGTTTCACCAAAAACAATTGACGTGAAGATCATTGAAGCTGGCCGAACATCAGACAACAGCGCAGCGCATGGCGGTTTGATTTCCTACGCAAATGCGGAAATGGCCAAGCTGATCAACGGCGCAACGCTATCAAGTGACAACAGCGGCAGCAGTGGCGCATCGTATGCGCTTGGCGAGATTCACAACAATGTTCGATGGGATAACGTGATCTATGATGCTTCACGTTTGACGGCAGCATTTCGGGCGCAGTTGTTCGCTGCCTTCATGCGGTTCAACGGCATGCAGGAATCAGACGCGCCAAATCTACATATTCAAGTGGTACGCGATGAAACTCCAGCAGGCCGTATTGTGATGGCAAGAGGCATGAAAGAACTAGGCGTGCCTGTTAAGCCTTCGCAGCTTTATCAAGAAACCGGATTTGATCAGCCTAACGGCAAAGATTCAACGGATCCTTCATTCAATCCAGCAACAACGCCAGCAGCAACGGAACAACCAACATGAAAACGATCAAGCAACAGCTTTTGGATAATCCCGATCAGCAGATGGTGCTGCATTCTGATCCTGGCGGTTGCGTGCGCGAGTTGCGCGCATCGCCAAAGGAAGGCAACATTTCCGCTGATGAACGCGATGCACTGCTGTTACGCTGCAATGCTGGTGAATACGTCGAACTGTTTATGCAGATTGAAGCCTTCCAGCAGACGCCAAGCATTCAAAACCGCAACTTCGTGCGCTTTCAAGATGACAAGCTACCAGGCATTGCTGCATCTGGTGTGCAATCGGTTTTTCTCAAAGACCATGATCAACGATCGCTTGAATCTCGTGGTGGCACCATCGTTGCTTCATCGGTGAAGCTTGACGGAAAAACTACCAGCATGCTTCAGACGATCAAGCTTACTGATCCAGCGTTTGTGGCCAAAGCGCTGCGCGGTTTGATTGATCGCTTTTCCATCGGCTGGCGTTCTACTGGCACGGTGCTTTGCTCGATCTGTCAAACATCACTCTCGAAATGCGCACACTGGCCAGGCGATCAAACTGATGGCAAGGTTTGTGAAGCAATCTTCACGGATGCGGTGCTGGTTGAAACATCAGCGGTGAATGTTCCTGCGGTCGTGGAAGCAAAAATCATTGGCATTCGATCGGCATCTACCGATCAAGAAACTTCAAAGGGCAAAGAAAAGAAAATGTTGAATCTCGCAATCCTGGCATCAATCCTTGGTCTCGCTGAAACAGCCAGCGAATCCGAGATCGCAACCGCTGTTGATTCGATGGCAAAGCATAAAAGCATCACCGCGCTGGCTGCTGAATTGGATGAAGCGCAAAAATCCAATGTCGTGCTGCAAACTCGCGTAGTTGATTTGACGGCCAAGGCCATCGCTGCGGAAAACCAGCTGCAAAGTGAACGCATTGAAGCGCTGATCACTGGCGCAGTTTTGCAAGGCAAGCTGGTGCCAGGCAGTGAAAGCGAACTTGCGATCCGTGAAGTTGCCGCGCTTGATGCATCACTTGCCGTCAAGCTGATTGCTTCCATGGCAAATCAAACACTGGTAGGCGTCAAGGCACAAAGCCTTGCAGGTAACGCGCAGCCAATGACTGAACTCGAAAAGCAGATCGTTGAAGATCAGCAAATCATTGTTGAGTTGGCTGCCAAACATAAAATGGCCCCAAATCAATATGCCGATATGTTGGCAAGCATCGGCATCAGCAGCAGCCAACAATTGCGCGATCATGCTGTTGCGATTGTTTCGAGTCTCGCAAAGTAACGAACCATCTATTTTTTAGCTTCATCTATTTTTTAGCTTCATCTAATCAACAAAGGAAACTGTCATGGCTGCATTAACTGCTGATCTAGGTCTGGAAATCTCCGGCGAAATTGAAGAAACTGAATTTCACCCTGTCAAGGGTAGCGTTTTGATCTATGAAGGCGCAATGGTTGCCGTTGATGCAACGGGCTTCATTGTGCCTGCTGCCAACGTAGCTGGCCTTCGCGTCATTGGCGTTGCCTTGCATCAGGTTGCAACTACTGGCTTAGCTGATGGCGTTCGATCGCTGCAAGTTGGCACCGGCAAGATCGTGCGAGCGCATGCTGGAATCACGCAAGCGATGACCGGCAAGCGCGTTTATGTTGCCGATGATCAGACGGTAACGGCAACGGTTGGCAATGCCGTGATTGCTGGCATTTTCCGCAAGTTTGAACCATCTGGCAAAGCGCTGATTGAAATGGGCGCATATGTAACAACGGTAAGCGCCTAAGTTTTCAACCATCCATTCACCTTCAATTTCAAAGCAAAGAACCAAGGATCAAAAAATGTCGTACTTAGAATTTCTTAAAGCTGGCCTGGCAAAAGCTGCCACTAGTTCGCTGGAAGCAGTTGGCCATTCACCACAAGGCCAGCTGGCCGATGGCACGCCAACCGCTTTGACGGCTGGCACGCTTAGCCAGATCGCTGGCATGCGCAGTGAAAACGATTTCAAGCAACTGAAGCAAACGCTTAGTGATCCGATCATGCGAGCGATCAACACGTACCTTTCTCCAAATGGCCCTGCGCTGCCTGGCGTTGGTGCATTCGACGTTGCGCGCTATGGCATCAAATACGCTTTCTTTCAAAGCATGAACGCAACGCAAGATTATCGCGGCGATGTTTTGTGCAAGGAAACTACCAGCATGGGCGCAGGTGATGACATGGTTGTAGTTGATGGCGCGCCAACCATGCAGGAATGGACCGCTGATCGGCGACATGTTCAACCCAAAGCAACCAAGTTTCGCGTTGAAAATAAATCGTATGCCAACGGTTTGATCCTGAATGAAGATGATGTCGATGACAACAAGTTGTCGGAGATCTATTCCACTGCAATGCAGCTTGGCCAGGCTGCCAAATGGAAAAAGAAGGAACTGATCGGTTACTTCATGAGAAGTGCTTTTGCTGGCACTGAACTTTGCTTCACTGGCTCGAACATGATCAGCGCATCACATGTTGTGATGGGTGGGCCAGCGCAAAGCAACACGCTTGGCACGGTTGCTATGACGGCTGCCAACGTGAAGCTGGCGCAAGTCGCGATGACTAAGTTAAAAACATATCGTGGCGATCTGTACCTTGGCCGCACTGCAACGCATTTGGTGGTTGGCCCTAACTTGGAGCCAGCAGCATATGAATTGTTTGCTGCGGTGAATGCTGCTGGCGGCAAGGATCCGTATCTAACGGGCCAAGGCAAAATGGAAGTTTTGCGCATTGATGAACTGAATGATCTCGGTGGCGGCAACGCCTGGTTTGTTGCAGATCTGTCAACTTCAAAACCGTTGGTATACCAGAACCGCCAGGATGTTCGCTGGCGTGAAGATCGTGGCGATTCCTACGATCGCAAGATCATTCGCATGGGCGCCGATGTTCGCTTTGGCTTGGCATACAGCGATCCGTTTGCCCTGATTGGTAGCAACGCGCCTTAGTGGCTGGAATCCTGGCGCTGGTCCGGTGCCATTGGAATGCATGATTCAAGATCAGCATGCCGTTCACGTCCGGCAGCATTTCACGAAAGCTGCAATCAGCAGCAAAGGAAGAAAAAATGAAAATCCGAGTTTGTGCATTATCTGTTGGCCAATTCAATATCCATGGCGTTACTTGCGGCAGCCAATATGCCGAAATCGATCTGGTAAAGGTTGGCCAGCCTGGCCTTGATACCATCAACCTTCATCGTGGAATCAACATTGGCATCCATCCTGAAGATGCCGAAGCGTTTGATTCCTATGAGCCTGATCCGTTCGCTGATCGTGAAGCTGAAGTTGTCAGCCTTGAAAGCTTGATCGATGCATACGACGAAGAAATCAAGCGCTTGAAGGCAACGGCAGAAAAAGCCAAGGCCGATCTGAAGCAAGCTAAGCAAGCGCTTACTGCTGAAAAAACCAAGGCTGATGCCGATCATCGTGCCAAGGCTAAGGCGCTGGCTGATGCTGCAAAGACTGATTCGGCTGCGCACGATCAAGGCGCTGAATAGTTATGGCCTACGCTGATCAAGCATCTGTGATTCTCGCAGCTGGCGGCATGGAACGGGCGCTTGATCTGGCCGATTGGAATAAAGACAAGCGCCTTGATGAAAATGTCATTGCCGCAGCCATTGCCGCAGCTGATGGCATGATTGATTCATATCTGGTGCTACGTCATCAGGTACCGCTGGCGCTGCCAAGTGATTTAGTGAAAAGCCTTTCAGCGGCAGCAGCGGTTTACTGGATCCGCGATTCACGCAACATGGTAACTGAATCAGATGTGAAGGCTTACGAACAGCGTGAAGCGTTGCTGATTGCCATGCGCGATGGCAAGCTTTCACCGCATGCACCAAACGTGAATGCGCCAGCGAATCATCAAAGTGCCTTCGTGGAGTTTGACTCGCCAGTCTCACGCAAAAAATCACGCGGCATGTGGTGATGTCCGATCTGGATATCAAGATCAATGTTGATTCCGTAGTTGATGGCATTGATGCCATGCTGAATGGATCATCCAGATCGATCAGGATGCTGCGCAAGCCAATGAAATCGGATCAGCTTGATCACGCTAAGACAAAAAAGAATTCAGACGGTTCACCGTGGGCACCAAGGGCAGCCTGGCGAGTGCAAAAGCGTGGCAAGCATGCCGGCAAACCTAAACGGCGCAAGGGTAGGACGCGGCAGCTACTAGGCAGGCTCACCTCACCTAGTACATGGCAGCGCACTGGCCGAACCTGGTCTGCTGGTTACCGTTCGCGAGCTGATTTTTCTGGTGTGCAACAGGATGGCGGCAAGGTTGGTCGCGGTTCTAAAATTCCAGCGCGCGAGTTTTTATATTTTTCTGATAAGTTCATGGATGAAGCATCAGAAATTGTTGGCGCTGCCATGGTCAAATCATTTGGAGGCAAGGCGCTATGATCCATCCAGTACGATCCAAGCTTTACTACGCGATCAAGGCCAGGCTTGATCCTTTGCTGCGCGCCAATGGCAACTATGCGGACAACATCGGCAGGCTTACCAAGCCACTGCGCGTTGATAGTTCTGAAGACATCGACATGCTGGCCGATGTCTTAAATGGCCAGGCGCCAGCCTTCATGATTCACGTTGGCAAGCGCACTGCTGGCCAGATGTACGTTGATGGCATCAAGCGAACCTTTGCTGATGTCTATGATGTTTCGATCTATGTGGTTTCTGTGAATGCTGAATCACTGACAACTGGCAGGTTTCACGATGACACATCGGCGCTGCCGGAAGGTGGCGATCCTGGCATCGATGCGATGCTGCGCGATGCGGAAAACTTGCTGGCTGGCTTTGTTCCAGCTGAACTTGAAGGCGCACACTTCATGCGCATTACCAGTGATGAATACGTCTGGCTTGATCATGAAATGGCAGTGTATGAGCAAGCATATACAATCATGGTTGATCGTGATCTGAATGCTGAAAATCCTTGCGCCAACCTGCCTTTGACGGCGCAGTCAATTCAAACCAAGCATGGCATCAACAATCTTGAACTGCCATTGCTCGAAACTCTAACGGTGCTGAATCCAATATGAAAACATACAAAGCCTTACGCGCCTTACAGCTGCCTGCAACCTTGCACGATCAAACCATCCGATCGGTTGAGATTGGCGAATGCTTCAGCGTGACTGATGGTGCTGCGCTGTTGGCTGGCCGATATCTTGCCAACCGTGTTGCCATGGGCGATCTTGCTGTAGTCATCAAAACTAGTGGAGATAAAACGTGATCATTTCTTCAATTCCAACGAACCTGTTAATTCCTGGCGCATTCTCACAACTTGAAAAGCGATCAATCGCAGAGAGTTCAATCCCTGTTGAAAATCGCGTGGTGATCGTTGCCGAGAAATTGGCAAGCGGAACTGCGGTTGCTGATACGCCCTACAATATCTCGAACGATGTTGAATCAGATGTTCGCTTTGGTGCTGGATCGATGGCTGCAATTCTCTGCCGTAAAGCACGTGAGCAGGGTTTGTTCGGTGGCAACATTCCCAAAATTTCCTGCGTTGGCGTAGTCGAACCTGGTGGAGCCAAGGCAACGCGCACGCTTACTTGCACGCTGGTTTCGCCGAAGGCTGGCAATTTCCGCATGACGATCGGACGGCATCAGATTGTGGTTGGCGTTTCAACCACGGATGTTCAAAATACATTCGCGGCAAATCTCAAAGCAGAGATCGATAAGATCAATCTTGTTTGCCCGATCACGGCAACCGTAGCAGCCAATGTTGTTACCTGTACCTTCACGACCAATGGCGAGAACGGCAACGATCTTGTTTATGCGATCACAGATTCACCATCAAACGTCACCGTTGTGTCTGCTGTTGGCACGCCAGGCAGTGGCGTTGCTGCCATCGCAAATGGCCTTGCCTCACTCTATGATCGCAACTATGACGCGGTTGCGCTTGCTAATCACAAGGCAGCGGACATTACATCAGCCTTGGTTGATCTGGCTACTGCATGGGCGCCTGGAACCGAAAACTTCCGGTTTTACTTCATCGGGGAAACTGGATCGATCGGAACAGTTCAAGCGCTAGCTACGGCAGCCAACGATGAGCGCATCTTCACGATCTCGATGGAGCAAGGGTTATTTTTGCCAGGCGAACTTGCAGTCTCAACTGCTATCGCTGCCTTCAGCAAAGACAAGCCAAATGCTAGCTTGAACAATGAAGTTTTGCAGCTACCTACCTGTGCGCCAGCCTTCGCTTACACTGGCGGGCCATCAGGTGAACAGCAAGCGCTGCTGGTCGCTGGCGTAACGCCTATGGTTCCTGATGGATCTGGATTCATCAAGATCGTGCGCCTGATATCCACGATCAAAACTGTTGATGGCATTCCATATGCTAAGACTCGCGATCTAGCCTTTCCGCGCACACAAGCTTGGCTGGCGCGCCAGATTGCCTACCGCTATATTTTGCTATTCAAGCAACGCAATCAGGATCAAGAATACTTCACTGAAGTTCGTGAAATGGTTTTGTCGGCGCATCGCAACGCCGAAAAGCTTGGCTACCTGCGCGATGTTGAATCACTGGCCGATCAGATTGTGGTGGAGCCATCGATCGATGAAGGCACGCGGGCCATGGTTTCAGCGCCTTTCTTTGTCGCTGGCCCGGCGCATCAGGTATTTGCCAAGCATGTCATGTTGATGGCGTAGCTCTTAGCCTAGCCTATCGATCTAGCTTAAAAACAAAACTACAAGGAATCATCAATGTTGAAATTTGAATCACTCAAAAAATGGAAAATCAGTTGTTCGCAAGGCAACTTTGATCTGGTTGGCGCACTTGATTACGATGTGGCCGATGCTGGCAAAGTTGAAGGCGTAAACACGGTTGGTTTCAAAACGCCACAAGGCGTTATGATTTCGCCTGGCGGTTATACCCTTGGCTTCACGCTCAAAGCTGCTGATGAAAAGAAGCAGGTTGATTTCTTCAAGCTAAAGATCGGGCAGGAATTCTTTGTGCTTTCATCGCGCTATGGTTCCAGCAAGAAAGGCTGGCAGTTCAATGATTGCATTGTTTCAAGCCTTAGCTTTTCAGGCGATGGCGATGGCAAGAATGAAATCAAGCTTGAAGTCTATGCGCTGGAAATCTTGCCGTTATGAAGATCAGTTCCAACCAAAAGCAAGGCGAAGCAGTTGATGAACAATCCTTGATCATCGCATCGCGGGTTGCCTTTCCGTTTACGATTCCGATCATCGGCATAGCTTGCCGTATGCGCCTGGTATCACGATCGGAAGCTTTGCAGATTACCATCGCAGCGCGTGCTGCCATGATCGATGCTGGCATGTCAATTGATGCGGTAGGCATGGCATCGATCGGCACGTTGTCTGAATACCGATCTGAAGAAATCTGCCGCATCATGGCGGTTGCCGTGCTGCACAAAACCAAGGATGAACCGATCGCCAGTCTCGACGAATGGCGTGAATGTTCAGATGAACAGTTGGCTATCTGCTGGCGTGCATACAATGACATCAGCGCAGTTGCAGATCCGTTAGCCAACGGTGAAGTGCTGCAAGCCGATGAATTCACCTTGCTTGATGCTGCTGCAAAAAAAAAGGATTTGCCAACCTTGATTTCCTACGGATCGCGTTCGCTCGCGATCTATGCAGCTACTTTGGCAAGCCAAGCATCGATGTCACCGATACCGAGTTAACGATCTGGTCTGCGGTAGCGCCACAAGTGGCCAAGCTTGATGCGATGGCCAATAGTGTATCCAACGAAAGCAACGCGCAGAAAATAGCGCGCCTGCGAATGGAGCACGGACATGGCGGTTAAGGGCAAGCGCAAAGCAGAGATTGAATTGACGCTGCTGGATCGCACTTCAGCTGCGCTGCATGGAGCCAAGCGCAACCTGCTGAAGTTCGCATCGTCCACGCCAAAATCAATTGCCAAAGGCGCAGGCAGGGCCAGCATGGCCATTGGCAAATCCTTGATGATGGGATTCGGCATGCGCGGTGCTGATATGATGGTGGATGCATTTGGTGGCATCGTTGATGTTGAGCGCGAACTCACAAGGTTTCAGATCGCGTCATCATCCAGCGATGAAGCGATGCAAAAGTTTCGCGGTTCGCTGTTGGATGTTTCCAATTCAGCTGGCATCTCCAGAGCGGAAGTGCTGCGCGGTGCTGCCGCATATATTGCTTTCACCGGAGATAGCGCAGGCGCTACTGATTCCATGGCCTTGTTTGCGGAAGTGGCCAACGCCACTGGCGCGAGTATGGCAGACATCACTGGCGTTGCTGGATCATTCCTGAAGAACCTAAAGCTGAACCCTGAACAGTTCCGTCAAGGCTTTGATATTTTAACGACGCAAGGCAAGCAAGGCGCAGTTGAAATTAAAGATCTAGCCTCTGAACTTTCCAATGTTGCGCCGATGTTTTCCAAGTTTGCCGGCGGCAGCGGCATTGATGGCTTGGCCAAAATGGGATCCATCATGCAGGCGATGCGTACAGATTTTGGTGGCGTTGAAGAAACGGCAACAGGTTTCAAAAGCGTTATGTCGTCAATCATCAAACATCACGATCGCTTGAAAGACAAAGGTATCCAGGTATTCGGCAAAGATAAAAATCCGCGAGCGTTTCTCGCCATCGTGGATGATATCGGCAAAAAAGTGCGCAATGGCAAACTGAACCAAGCTGATCTGATCGATTTGCTGGGTGAGCAGAAGGCAGTGAACGCCTTGAACGCGGTCATTTCCAAGCGCAAAGATGTGGAAGATATGGCCAACAATGCGCGGCAATCCAACGCCATCGCCAAAGACTCGGCGACCTACCAGCTATCTACTGCTGGCAGACTTGATAAGGCTTGGACCAATATCAAAAACAAGATCGCGGAAGCGCTAACGCCGGAACGCATCAACAGCATGGCATCAGCGCTGATCAAAGTTGCCGATGTATTCGCCAAGCTGGTTGATCGCATTTCCGCGATCATTGGCTTCATCGCGGATCACTTGCCTTCTTATGAAGGCGCGCGAACCGATGCATCAACGGACATCAGCAAGAAACTTGATTCAAATCGTGAGCAACGGATCCAACAGCTGATGGAAGGTCGAGGCGCCGCAACGCCAGGTGAATTGAGCGATCAGGCTGGCGGCAACTGGCGCTGGCAAGATGGCGGCAAAGCGCCAGCGCCTATGAGCAGGGATGAAGCAATTAAAACCTTGATGGCGCAAGCTCGGCAAGTGCAAAGCCTGGTGATGCGCAACAATGAAAACGGAACCATTAACGCGCATGGCGCAGACGTTGGCAGCATGGATGCCTTCGCGGAAGATTCGTTCAAGCTTTCACGCATGTTAAATCCGCAGCGTAAGAATATGGTCACAGAACGGCGCATGGCTGATGATGCCAGCATGGCAACTGCCTTCATGAAACCAGCGCCCATGAGTTTTGCTGATTCCGCAGCATCATCGCGCAGTGCCATGGCGGCGCCAAAGGAATATCCGGTTTTCAATGTCACGTTGAAGATCGGTGAAGCAACCTTTGCCAAGGCAATGGCCAACGATCCAACACAACGGCGCAAGCCAGGCGGTTTCATGTGAGTGCTGAACAAGGATATTTTGAGGCATCCTTCAATGGCCATCGGCTGGCGGTTAAATCTTTCAGGTCAAATGGCGGTCGCGACATCGTGATACAGTCACCTAGTCGCGGCAACTCGCACACGCTAAACGATCGCGGCGCTGCGGTACGCGATACGGTTTGCGAAATCATCTTTTCAAAAGCGCCTGGCCAAGCAAATCACGTTGAACGCTTCCTTGCGTTCAAGGCTGATTGTTCTAGTGGAGTGCCATTTTTGTTTGTGCATCCAGTAGATGGATCCTACCTGGCGCGAGTTGGACCGCTACCGTACTTTGCTGATGGTTCCGATCTATCGATCAATTGTTCAGCAACCTTCATTGAAGATCAGGCAGCTGAAAACATAGCGGCAATTTCACTAAGCGTGCCATCCGTAGCGGGCGCTGATTCCGTGCTGGCCGCATCCAATGGCGCAAGCCTGGCGGCAACATCGGCTGGCCTGGCAACGCTGGCTGCGCCTAAAGCTGCCGCGTTGGCCGATGATTGGGCCACTCGCGATGAACTGGATCCGCATCAGGTATTTCTTGACGTTGCTGGATCTGTGGCTGAACTCGATGGTGAGATCAGATCGTTGGAAGCAGCCACGGATCCATATCAGTGGGAGTATTACAAAAGTCTGATCCTGGTTCAGCACGAAATCGTGAAGGCTGGCAGCGCTGCCACGCAAGCGGTTGCCAGGATGATTGAATTTGTGGTTGATGCTGATCAGCCATTGCGCGTTATCTGCGCAAACTTTTATGGCGCCGCCTTGGCCGCAGAGAAAGCGATTGAAGTGGGAAACATCAACCGCATTAGAACGCCAGCTTGCGTGCCACGCGGTACCGTGATCAAGCTTCCTGCCAGTGGCGCTGGCAAGCAATGATTGAGACTCCACGCCACACGATCGGCTTGACCGTTCAAGGTAAACAACTCTACGGTTGGACTACCTACAACATTGAAACATCCATCAATGGAGGCGCAGGCACTTTTGCGCTTACTATTGCATTCACCAAAGAACGCTTGCTGATGCTGGTTCCCGATCGTGTTGTTACGGTAACGATCGATAACATTCCGATCATCACTGGCCCGATCGATATTCGCAACATGTCGGAAGGTGAAGATTCCATTTCGATCAATGGGCGCGATTGGTGCGGCAGGTTGGTTTCAGAATCAGCGCCGGGATTTGCTTTTGCTGGCCTTGATATTGAAGCGCTGGTTTCAAAACTTGCAGCGCCATGGTTCAAGGTTGTGGCAGGCGACAACGCAAGGAACCGCAAGGTTCAACTAGGCAAAGGCCATAAAGCCAAGCCTAGCAGCAGGCCAAAGCGAAGGCATAGAACGCATCGCGTAACGCGTGTTGAGCCAGGCCAAACGCGCTGGCAAATCATTCAGGAAGTTTGCAACCAGGCTAGGCTGCTGGCCTGGTCAAGTGGCGATGGCAGAGAACTGATCGTTTCAGATCCGGACTACGATCAAGCGGTTCAGTTTAGGTTTTTTCAACCTGCTGCGGCATCGCTGCGCATTCGAGAATCAACCGTGAAAGGTTTAGGCGTTCGCGATTCCGTGGCTGATCGCTACTCGCAGATCATCCTAGTTGGCAGTGGTGCTGGCACTGATGCCAACTATGGCGTTTCAGTATCGGCCAGATTCGCGGAAGCTAAGAACAACACAACCATCGACGGCACCGGCAAGGATTTCTTTTACCCAAAGCGCCTGGTGATGCAACGCGATGTGGCATCACAAGCTGATGCCTTGAATGAAGTAAATTTTGAAATGGCCAAGCGCGACACGGAAGGCCATCAGGTAACAGTGCTGGCGGCAGGCCACGGCCAGTTGTTTGAAGGATCAACATCAGCCACGATCTTTTGCCCTGATACGATCGCCAGCGTTGAAGATGAACGCATTGGCCTGGCCGGCAAATACCTAGTTACGGCATGCAGCTATTCAAGCGGCCGTGGCGCAGGTGAAGAAACGCGATTAACCCTAGTCAAGAAAGGCGCAGCGCTAGCCATATGAGTAACCATAAAGCATCAACCGATCCAACACTGATCAGTATCAAAGGCATGATCAGGCGCATGATCATTTCAACCACAACCAAAGTTCTTTGGCGCTTGGATGGCTTCAAATTTCCCGACGGAACCACGGAGCGCAGCGATGTTGAGAACTTCGCAGGCATTGGCTTTTATGCAAAGCCACCAAGCAATTCAAAGGCTGAAGCCATCGTTGTGAATGTTGGCGGCGCGTCATCGCCAGCTATCGTTGCAACTCGCGATGAAGCAACACGGCAAGCGGTAGCCGGTAACATTGCCGCTGATGAAACGTCGGTGCATAACAGCAAAGCAGTGATTCACATCAAAGCAAATGGCACGGTTGAGATCCGCAGCGCGCTAGGTGTTGCGCTGCCGCTTGCAACCTTGGCTGATCTCGATGCGCTGAAGGCAGTTTTTGCAGCTTGCGTGATCGTGCCAACAGATGGTGGCGCAGCAATCAAGGCTGCCATTGCCGCAAATTGGGATCCTACTGGCACAACGAAATTGAAAGGCGAATGATATGGGAAAATGCTTCGGCATTGATCCAGCAACGCTTGATGTGGTGGCGCCGATTAACGGAACATCGCCAAGCATGTCATCAAGTTTTGGCGCGCTGGTATTGCAGACGCATTGCCACTTCAATGAAAGCGTGATCGATCCAGCGATGGGATCCAACTTGCACAAGCTTGATAGTTTCAGCGCGAACCCAACCGCGCTATTAGCTGCTGACATCAGACGATCGTATTCCGTACTTGAAAAAGCTGGCATGATCTCTGATGTCCAAGTTGAAGTTACCAAGATCGATGATGGCAGATACAGCATTGAAGCATCATCTAAGGATACTGAAACAGGGCAGATCGTTGATCTGTATGCGCAAAGCAAAGGATTTTAATGCTTCCGATTCCAACACTAGATGAAAACACGGAAGTGCTGGTTGCCGTTGCCAAGCGGTTATTCAGTGATCATGATTTCTCGAATCAATCGCCAAACTGGAAGGCGATCCGCGTGCTGGCTTTTCTGCTGCATGATGCCAAGGTTCACAACGTGCGCGCTAAGAATGGCCTGATGGCGCGCACTGCCATTGCCGATGAACAGGATGATATTGGTTTCGCATTTCGCCTGGCGCGCAAATCAGCTACCGCTGCGCGCAAGGATTTCTCGTTGCGCGTATTCGGCACAATCGGCGCTGCATGTCCAGCCGCATCCACGCTGATTCATGCCAGTGGCCTGCGCTATGAAACGATCGGAACTGCAACGATCGGCGCAGCAGGTTATGCTGATGTATCGATTGTTTCGATCGATGTTGGCAGCGCAGCCAGGCTGAATGCAGGCGAATCGCTGAACTTTGAATCCACACCGATCAACCTAAATGAAACTGCTGAACTACAACTTGATATCGATCAAGATGGCGTAGATCAGGAAACTGATGGCCAATACGCAGCACGCTTGCTGGCGCGCACACAAGATGCGCCAAGGGGAGGATCTGATTCTGACTACCGCGAATGGCTTACCAAATACAACGGCATCGCAACTGCTTATGTTTACGCTGGCAGGCGCGGGCTTGGAACGGTTGATGTTGCAGCGCTGCATGCAGGCAGTGGCATTTCGCGAACCTTGATTGATAGTGAACGCCTGGCGCTGGCTGTTTATTTGGATGAACTGCGCCCGGTAACTGATAGCGTTCGCGTGCTCACAGTGAACCCTAAGCCAGTGAATGTTGAAGTGCTGCTGCGCGATAATGGCAGCGCAGCGGCAGCGCGTGATTGGGATGATTCAAGCGCTGGTATCGTACAGTCATGGGACGCTGGCACGCGAACGCTTGAATTCTTGCTGCGCCCAACCGCGTTGAAGGCCAAGGATTTGATCGTGTTGACAACGATCCTTGGCACTGGCGAATTCTACCGCGTCGAAGCGCTAAGCGGGCCAGCATCCGTTGTGCTGGAACGTGCGCCAGCTGCGCCACCACTGATCGGTGATCTTGTTTATGCTGGCGGTCCCGCTGCGGTTGCTGCGCGCAAATCAATCATTGATCACTTTGATACGCTGGGACCATCCAACACGGATTCGCATCGCGCTGGCACCTGGGAAGGCACACTGCGGATCGGTTCGCTGCAAAGCGCAGCAAGAGTTGCGGGCATCGTTGATGCGACCGTGCTCGATCCTATTACCGCAGTTGATGGCGCTGATCTGCCATGGCCTAACGATGTGGCAATAGAACTGATCGTTACTGGTAAGGTAATTGTCAGATGGCTATAAAAACTCTTACACCTAGCCAGCGCATCAAGGGTTCAGTTGGCTTGATGGCTGCCATTGGCGCAACACGCCAGGCATCATCAAGCGGCAGTGGTGTTGCAGATCCGCTTGATGCGATTTGGCAGCGCACAAGTGATGCCGTTGTACGGGTTAGGATTTGGGGCAGAACTTCAGATTCAATTGCTGCCGTTGTGCAATGGCAGCGAACTTCAGATCCTATTTTATAAGAGGAACCAACGATCATGACAACTCGCACCGAATACCAAGTTTTGCGAACTTCCGATGCTGAAGCGCCTACAACTGCCTTTGCTAAGGGAGTCTTTTCGATCAACGATGACACACAACGGATCCATGTTTACGATGGCGCTGCCGGTACGCTTGGCGGTATTCCATCGGCCAAGCTTGCTGATCTGAATGATCTTTCACTGCTGAACTATCCAGCTGGATCACTGATTGCCAACACGGCTGGCATCGCTGGTGCGCCTGCCTATGTCACGATCGCATCACTTGGATCGGGGCCCTCAGCTGCGGAACCGCTGATCGATCCATTGGCTTCAGTTGCCTATGCTGATTCGTACTCGGGCAGCACAGCTTTTGTTACGATGTCATCTGGTGGCGCAGGCTCGCTGATTGGCGCGAATGACAATCGAGGCGGCAGAACGTCATGGTCAACTGGCGGTACGGCAAACGGCAGAACGTCGCGCGGCACTTCTATGTCTGGCGGTTCAATTTTTGTCTTCTCTGCTGCGAGTGGCGTTCACACCTACAAAATGCTTGGCTGGTCAACGCCAGTGCTTTCTGATGCCACGGATACATTTGCGCAACGCTTTGGCTTTGGTGATTCGATCACGGGTGATTTCACCGATGGCGCTTACTTTGAATTTGAAGCCAACGCCAACGCCAACATCCTTTACAAGACCGCAGCCGCTGGCGTGCGAACCACAGTCACCACTACCTTCGCGCCTGCTGCTGGTACTGATTACGATTTCAAAGTTGTGGTGACTCAAAATTCATCTGCTGATTTCTATTATCGTATCTCTAGTTCGCAAGGTGCTTGGACGTTGCTAGGCACAACTACAACCAACATTCCAAGCGGCACAACTCGCGCAACATCTTGTGGTCTTTCAATTATCAAATCGGCTGGAACGACATCGCGATCCATGGAAATTCAAAACCAAGTTGCGTTTCAGGTAACTAACTAATGAATGTCGTAGCCTTTCATTTCGATGAAGCCAATGGAGTTCAGCCGACTGATACGGCTGGCAACGCTGGCGATCTAGCAACCATTGGCAGTGAGCCAGCATCCACGGATGCATTTTCAGGTAGCGGCAGAACCTTTGCTGGATCATCTGCCTACCTATCGCATGGCGATATCAGCGAAGTTGGCACGCTCTGCGATCGCGATCTAACGGTTCAGGTGATCCTTTCGCTGGCCGCAGTACCAGTTGCCGCGCAAGCGATCTACGTGCGCGGCACTGCCAATGGTCCCGCTGGCGATATGGTTTGCGCTGGACTTGAACTAGTGCCAGGCATTACTGCGCCTGTTGGCGTTCGTTTGTTCTGGCAAGATCTAGCTGGTGCATTTCACTATCAACCCCAAGTTGATTTCGATGCGCCACTAGATCAATTTTTCATGCTAACGGCAACGCGAACATGGCGCGATTCAACAGCGGTAGATTGCAGCTACTACATTGCCGATGAATTGATTGGCGCCACTACCACGGCAGATGGATCAATTGGTGGTGGAACTACTGCGCTGATCACGGTTGGTGCGCAACGTATCGTCGGGGTATGGTCCAAGCACTTCAACGGCACGCTTGATGATCTGATCGTTCACGATCACGCTGCGCCACTGGCCGAAGTTCGGCATATCTGGCTGATGCTAACGAGCTACGCGCAGCTAAGCCGAACTGCTGTTGCGTCGCTGATGCCGGCTGGACCTGATTTCGATGCACCACACAAACTTTCGCATCGCTGGATCACGCTGGCTGCGCAGGCAGTGGCGTTGGCATGGGCGCAAGCTGAATACCTGCGCAAGCGTTTTTGGCCGCAAGATTGCGACGAATACCAGATGGCTGAATGGGAATACCATTACGACGTGATCAGCAACGGCACGCTGGCGCAGCGATCGGCAAGAGTCATTGCAGCGATATCAGAACCGCAAGGCCATAGCATTCCAGCTCTGCGATCGATTTTCTCGCTACCATTCGAGCAAGATCAAGCTGCGGTTAATTTGGTGGAACTGAACAAGGAACTACGCGAACCATGGGATTCGCTGATCGCATCGCGCTGGTACCCAACACGCGGTTTGTGGAGTGCGGTAGCTGGCGTGCTATCAGGCAGCGCTGCGGCAAGCTCGAATCACAGTTGGGCAACGCGCAGGCATGCGACCTTGCGCACGATCGTTTGCGGTCAAAGCCAAGACATCAGCGCCACGCTTTCAATTTTGACCAATACGCTTGCTGTGAACGCCTTCGCCGGCCTGGCGATGTATAATCCTTTGACCTGGGAAGGTGTAGCGGTTGGCGTTCGTCGCAATGGCGTTGGCTTGCGGATCGTCACCATGTTGCTGCGCGCCAATGGAACAACAACTGTTGTGGATCGTGGGCCAGCATCGGCTGAAACATATGTTTGTTTTCGTCCAAATCAAGATCCAGCGCTGAACCCTATTGGCTTTGCGCGCATCGATGCTGGATGGTGCGATACCAGCGCGAAAGCTGAAGCAGGTGGATACGTGATCGAACCGCTGCAATGTGGCAATGGTCCAACATGGCTTGGCCCAACTATCACATGTGAAGATATTCACTTTTCAACCGATCAGGCAACCTTTGGCCCGCTGGCTTTTCTGGATCGGCAATCACGCGAAACCTTCCGATGGTATGCCTATCGCGATCCAATGCTGGCAGGCAATGCGGATCTGGTTGGTTCCGAATATCTAGCGCGCAGGGTCAAGCCGTCACGAACATCGGCGCATGCGATCGATTCGCTAACAGCGCGCGCCGGTGTGCAAGGCGTCGCCGGCAGAGTGCCTTGTGGTGCTAGCAATCGAGTGGTGTAGTGGTTAGTTGCCGCCGGCAGTATGCTAGCCGATAGTTACCGCGTGTTACCTTATACCGTCGATGGCCTGATCAGTGATGGTGGAATCATTGATCCAAACACGTACAACAGTTTGCAGCTTGGCATGATTGCGAAGTCGCACGGATCGCAGGAATTGATCATTCCCGCATCGGCATTTCTGGCAACGGTGCCAACTAGCTTCTATGCGAACCCTGCGGTTCCAATTCCTGAATTTTCAGGCGATAGCTACAACTTTGCGGCAGGCATATCTGTTGGCATTCGTGCGCCGATCATGTTGCCAGTTGGCACGTTGATTGAAACCTTGCGCTATCGTTTCAATAAAAATGGACGGGCTGCGGCAATCACTTTCGCGCTGAAAAAGAAATCAATCAGCGCTGCGGCAACCAACGTGAATCTGATGAGCGACGCATCAGCTGGCGTTGTGAATATTGAATCATCTGTGACGGTGAACTACCTCATTGAATCTGGTTTTGGCATTTCAATTGGCGTGAATGCTGGCCATGTTGATCATGTTTTTGAATCTGCAACTGTCATCTACTCGAAACCGATCTAAGGAAATCATCATGGCCATTCAATTTTCAACTACCGTTCGCAACGCCAGACTTGATGCAATCGAAACCACGATCGGCATAAGTGCGCGCCTGCGCTTTTACAGTGGCGCACAACCTGCCAATTGTTCACTGGCGGCAAGTGGTACGCTGCTGGCCGAACTGCTGCTGCCATCCGACTACATGAACGCTGCCGCTGGTGGCGCAAAGGATAAGCTAGGCACTTGGCAAGATGCATCAGCCGATGCAAGCGGAACTTTTGGCTACTTTCGGATCGTTGATTCAACTGGTGTGACTTGTCACGTACAAGGCAGCTGCGGAATTTCGGCAGCTGATATCATCGTGGATGCGGCAACGGTAACGCTTGGCCAAACATTCACGGTTGTTACATTTTCTTTGTCGGAATCAAACGCGTGATCGCCCTACGCGATACGGACACAATCCGCATTGTTACGCTATCGGCTGGCGACATTACGGCTGTCGTTTTCTATGCCGACAAGCTAACGGACACAACCTACGATGTTGATCGCCAGACTACGGCCATCACGACAATCTCAACCACGGGAATTTGCGCGGCAGCGCCAACTGGCAAAAAGCGCAACGCCAAAGCCATTGCTGTATGCAATCGCCATGCGACGACATCCAACACGATCACGGTTGAGTTGTTCAATGGCGCAACCGCAACGCCACTAAAAAACAAGATCATTCTATTGGCTGGCGAATCTCTCGAATATGATGATCAGGTTGGCTGGCGCACGTTTGATGTTCGCGGCCAAATTAAAAACGCATACAACGCAACAGCGACGCCAGCGGTCAACGAATTAAACCTTGTCGTAAC